GGGAATACCGCTGTAGAGAAAGGCAAATCAAAATAATTTGCTTCAATGACCATGCTCAGGAGGCCTATGACTTCGCCAAGAGCACCAATGGCCAATATCCCAAAGTTTATCATACTGATCTTGCCACTCAGCTTAAAGTAGCAGATAAGTTGCACAGAGCTATAATAGCATATTGACCTTTGACTTTAAACACGCTATAATGTATATATGAGAATATTAACACTAGACAATGAGCCATTCGAACTTGATCATCTTCCGGAAGAAGTAGATGACATGCGTTTTGCTATATTTGACAATAGCGATCCCAAAGATCCTGACTATCACTACATACCACTGATCTTTTTAGAAAGCTTCACAGCACCAGCCTTGGTCCTGCGCATAGGTGAACACCGTATCAAGATGCCAGTGGACTGGCAGGTCCTGATCGGCGAACCTGATTTGGGAGATCTGGAGGTGTTGCCGTTGACTGCCATTAATGATCGAGGATTCAAGGTATTCCAGTTCAACCCACTCACGAGTTTCAGACCCAGTTTTTTAGACATTGAAATCATCGATGTGTACCAAGAAGTCACTTGGTATGCGCCCAAGTTAAAAAATGGTCAGATGCTGTGTGTGCCCATCGGCGAAGGAACCAAGCCCGACTGTGTGTACTTTGTCAAAGACATCAGCAGAAACTGTGAAGTGGTCAATTATAACCAGGCCTGGTAATGGACAAACTCAGCATAGCCAATGAAATGACCCAGTTCGATCGCAAGAACCGCGAGTTTTACAACAGCCTTGACGATGAAGAACGTAAAAAGTTTTCAAACTATCTCATGATACGTTGGGGCAGTGCTGTGCAAGGCAGCAGAGAACTGCAAGAGTTCTATGTGATCGCCACCAACGAACGCTTGAATAAAAGATTTTTTGACATCAACCGACATCCTCGACTACAGTGGCTCACGGCTACCACAGTGAGTCCTGGACTAGGTAATCAACGCCATGTCTGGATCGCCCCAAAGAAACGAGAACCTGGAGCCAGCAGCATCAAAAAACAATTGGCCGAGCTGTATCCACATCTACGCGATGACGAACTAGAACTAATGTCACAGATCAATACCAAAAAAGACCTAGACGCTTACTTACGAGACAGTGGGCAAGATGTGAAAAAATGACCTACATCTGTCAGTACTGTCGCAAAAATTTTGCAAGAGAAACCAGTCTTGCAGTACATTCCTGCGAACCTCGTCGCCGTAGACAAGAACGAGACGAAGCAGGTGTGCGTCTGGGCTTCCAAGCATATCTAAAGTTTTATGAACTCACACAAGGATCGGCTCGACTCAAAACTCATGATGATTTTTGTGAAAGTCCTTATTATCGAGCATTTGTGAAGTTTGGCAGGTACTGCGTGGCCGTGCGTGCTGTGAATCCGGCCAGATTTACCGAGTGGTTGCTCAAGAACAATAAAAAAATTGATCGTTGGTGCACCGATAGTGTGTACACTGAATATCTTGTTGATTACCTGCGGATAGAAAATGTCAATGATGCCTTGGCTCGGGCTATGGAATTTTCTATCAGCTGGAGTGAAGAGACTGGCAATCCAGCCGAAGACTGTCTGCGTTATGGCAATACCAATGCCATGGTCTATGCGGTAACTGCAGGACGTATCAGTCCTTGGATCATTTACAATTGTGAGAGCGGACAAAAGTTTCTCAGCGAACTAGATTCCACACAGATAGCCATGATTTGGTCCTATGTTGACGCTGAAGTCTGGACCAAAAAGTTTGCAGACTATGTGGCCGATCAAGAATATGTCAAAGAAATATTGCAGAAAGCAGGTTGGTAATGAGCGCAGACATTGACATCGACTTGGCCGACCGAGATCAACTACTGAAATTGATACATGCAACTCCAGCACGGCAAATGCATCAGGATCAGGTGCGTCGTCACAATTCCGGAGTCTATGTCACAGACATTCCTTGGGATCCTGTGAACAGTTGTGCGGCCATTGATTATGAAACCGCCGAACAACTGGGTTATTTCAAGATCGATCTGTTGAACATGACTGTGTACAAGTTGATCCGCAACGAGGCTCACTATAAGACTATGTTGGCACAGGAACCGCCCTGGTCACGCTTGTGGACAGATACAGACTGGGCAAGCCAGCTGGTGCACATTGGCAACTACACTGAACTACTGAAGTCAATGCGTCCAGATAGCATACCCAGGATGGCAGCATTTATCAGCATAATCAGGCCAGGCAAGGCACACTTGCAAGGCCAGCCCTGGGATCAAGTTTTTGCTTCGGTATGGGATGGTGATGACAGCCAGGGCTTTGTGTTCAAACAAAGCCATGCCATCAGTTATGCTGCCTTGGTAGCCCTACACATGAATTTGTTGCACACAGGGGGCAACGATCTCTAGTGCAAATTTTTTATGCATTTTGTCCGATGGATGGATATCTCCTCTGGGATCTTGCCTGTGTGCATATTCACAAATGGTATCTCGCCGATCGTTGACAAAAAACCAATTAGTGAAGTCAAAGTTTTGCCACACAGCATAATCTCGGCAATGATAACCAATGTTGGGCTCGGAACTGGCTCGTAGAAGGCCGCCGGGCAATGGACTAGACGACTGATAGCTGGGATGCTCTGTTTGCCAATAGTTGATAAAACTGGTAAACAAGAATTTGTAACCGCGGATTTTGAGATATGCCTCCAGCATGACAAAGTATCTTAGACTTTTCAAACAGTGATCCGCGGTGTCAGTTATTTTATACAAATTGTCAAATATGGCTCGGGTGATGTTGTGATTCATCCAGCTGCCGGTCTGGCCTCCACTGTTGATCCAATGTCCAATGCCATCAGTTTTACAAACCGAGTACTCACCAAATTTTATATGTTCGTACCACTCCTGGTTCATGGGCAGATCCATACGCCCGGTTCCAGACCACATGACGATGACCAGAGTTTCCTGAGGATCTAAACGGTGTTGTTCCAGATAATTGATGGTGCTGTGGCAGATATAATCATTGCCAGCACCAGATGAAGCCAAGTTGATGTGATTTGGTATGTCCATGTGCTCGGACAAGTATGTGGCCCAGGTCTTGGTTATGCCGGCAGGATGGTCTATATATTCAGTAAAACTACATCCATTGGCCAGGAAATTCTTGATCAATCCAATCTCCTGACCAGGGTGATCGATTTTCTTTTGCTTTTTTTGCGGCTCATTTCGCTGAGGCTGCATACAGGGCCATGTAGGATTTCCAAGTCTTTGTTGGTGAATGTGCGCAGATAAGGACGGAACATGTCCCAATCGCCTTTGAGAAATATGTTTATGGGCACGGTCCTGTTGCTTTCCCACCACCAGGTATTGGCCAGTTCCAAGAACCTGCGCTTGATTTCCAAATCTTGTATGGCACCAAAATCATAGATGGTAGTCACAGCGTCATCTTGATTTTGTATGATGCCCACGTATTCTGTGGTGGCATAAACACACAAGGTTATAAATGGGTATTTTTCTGCCAGTTTTTCAAAAAAATCGTTGGTCATAATAGTGCAGATATTTACCAAACCGTTTTGTGACGCAAATCTAAAACAGCTAAATACTATGTATGTATTCCACCCAGGCCTATATCTATCAGCAGATCACGCGAGTGTTACTCATGGACACAGGCGCTGGGGAAACTTTTATCTATAGGTATGATCCTGTGTACGCTAAACAACTGACCATAAACAAAGGAGTTGACAATGTGCTCTTGTTTGAGTTCATCAATCAAGAAGAAAAACCAGTCAACATCACAGGCAGCACGTTCCTGTTCCGGGTTATCAGCACCGAAGGAGATCAGTTGTTGTTGGAAAAACCCATGGTCACGCTGAATGCCGCCACAGGGCGTGCCAAGGTCACTCTTAGCAGTTCTGAATTATTAGAAGTGCTGGCACAACCAGCCAATTACAGCATACAACGTTCCAGTGGCAATCTGGTAGAAGCAGTGTTTACCAACGCACAGGCCGGTGCCCGTGCTCCAGTGAACATTGTGGACAGTGTTTTACCTCAACATGTGCCCAGTGCGCCCTTGACCATACCTACTATCAAGCTCAGTGCCCAGGCCAGTTTGGATGGCACAGCCTGGGGCAGTTACAGTCCTGGAACCTATTGGTCTGGCAATCCCAACGGCGGCAACTACTGGAACAGTTTTGCCAACACAGAATTTTACAGCAGTTTCATTGAACCGCAAAACTCAGTGACCACGGTGCAAATGACCTTGGTGGGATATACTGGAACGATCAAAGCCCAGGCAGCCGAAAACTATCAAAGCATTTGGTATAACGTCACAGAGTCTACTACCTATTACAACGAAACCCGCACCATTTACATGAACATCGTGGGCTGGTATCCTTTGTTGAGACTGTGTTTCAACAACAGTATTTTTGCTGTACCAACCCAACCCGGTACACCGGCCCTTGCCTATGCAATTACCACCGATGGTGTGGTCACCGGCGTTAATGTAACCAATGGTGGTACTGGGTACTTGGCACCGCCTCAAATCAATTTTATTGGTGATGGTGCCGGAGCCACAGCCCAGGCTGTAATGAGTGAAACTTATCCACCAGGCCATCCGCAAGCAGGAATAGGGTACGGATCTGTGGTTGGCGTCACTGTGACCAATGGCGGCTCGGGGTATTGGTATCTGCCCAATGCAGGTATGGGCGCAGGCGTGTATCCAAATGACCCTAATCAAACCGGTGCTGCAGTCATAATCAGTACAGGTTATGTGGTTGATCTACTGTATAGATAATACCAGAAGTCATTGAAATTTTCCTATAATCATGTTATAATCTACACATGATTGATGTGATCTCTTTTCTTCCAGCTCGTCGTAAGTCTACTGCTTCTGGATGGATCAGTTTTGATGCTCCTTGTTGTGAATACAACAGTGAAAGTCGTGATCGTCGCCAGCGCGGTGGTATCAAAACTGCCGTAGATGGATCATGGTCTTATCACTGTTTCAACTGTGGATTCACGGCCAGTTTCGTGCTGGGTCGCACGCTCACATTCAAGGCTCGTAAATTGTTGTCGTGGATGAATGTGCCACAGGAAGAAATAGAACGCATAAATCTTGAAAGCCTACGGCACAAAAGCATAGAAGGAATCCTGCATGATCGACAAC